GATTGCCGGTCGTTTGTGTAATTTGATTACCAAGGAAGCAGGACCAGTGCCTGCTCTAGTCACTACAACATTTGCGGCTGCTTCACCGCCTGTCTCAAGACCAATACCAGCCGCTTGAAAATCCATTGTGCCATTTAATGCAAGATTTAATACATTGTTGGCGCCGCGCTTGATATTAAATGTTACACCATTTGCAGCCGCCCAAGATACGACTGAAATAGCCATTTCTTGAACTGTCTCACCTGCTGAGTTAGCAGCCACAACAGCATTGGAACTGTTTAGAGCGATGTAGCCACCGGCAGAAAAAATGCCGGTGACATAACCACCTTTGATTCCTTTATTGACTACGCGATCAATGGCCATCTTCTGACTCCTGGGCGTCAATGCTAAATGCAAAATCGATTAGCTCGCGGAGACCCTCTGCGCTAGATGAACCAATCTCAATAAATTTCTTAGCATTTTCATCTTCAAGCAGTGAATAAACTTCAGCTAGCTTTTCAGCGATTGTATCAGCTACATCAACATGACCATCTTCAAAAATTACGCGGCCACCAATGCGAGATTCTACAATGCGAAGAATCCCAAATTGCATTGATTCACGGAATTGCTTGATTGATACTCTAGGTGTCTTAGCAGAAAACGGCTCAACAGCTGATGGTGAGGTGCGAACTGGTGTTATTTCACCTCCGCGCTTATCAGCATAATTTGTCGGTGTTTGCTTTGTATAAGAACCTAGCTCAGGTCCCTTCACAGTTGAAGTTCCCTGAGTTACTTTTTGACGCTCACCAATTTTAGGTTCATCACCTGCGCGATGATTGATACGTGTCTTAGTATCAGCCTGATTCTTATTATTGTCTTGGTCACCAAAGTCTGTTGTGGTGGATGTATGCATGGCCTTAAAGGCTTTTTCACCAGCAGCTTTTGGCTCAAGAGATCCAGATTCATCGTCATCTACCGAAGTATCAGAACGATATGTGCGCTTCTTAGCTTGGACGGTGGCGACATATGCGCCAGCGCCTTCACGTAGGCGAAGCGCCTTTTCTCTAATATCTTTAAGAGTCTTCGCCATTTGTCGCCTCCGATGATTGTGCATCAGGAGCAACATCACCGAACATTTGCGAAGCGACGCTAACCTTTTCAACATCCATTCGATTAACCAGTTTATCCATCAAGATGCTTTTGATGGTTTGAGAAAATTCTACTGGATTACCAACACGAAGGCTATCTACTGCGTCACGTATAGAATCAAGAGACATTACAATATGCTCCTATTGTTAAACTTGTGGTATATTTATAATATCATTTATCAAACATTTGTCGCCATGTAGCTATCTCAGATTCCATAAATCTTTCGGTATTACTAAGATTATTTTGTGTAATCCAAGACTCTTCAACCCCTGTACCAAGTATTCTGGCTCTAGTATCGGGATGATTTAATGCTCTGTTGATCATGACATTAAGTTGTTCTCGTATAGGTCTAGGTGTATTTGATCTAACAAATATTCCCTGCCAAACATAAAAATCATGGTTTATACCCAATTCTCTAAAGGTGGGTATATCAGGATGATTAGAAACACGACGATCAGAAGTAACAGCTAACATTCTGCCACCTCTACCATGTAATTGAGAACCAACAGGTACAGTATCAAACATTATAGTCAATCTACCAGCTAAGAAATCGGCGACTGCTGGACCAGATCCTCTATATGGCACATTAACCATTGAACCACCTATTGATGATGCGAAAAGGTGCGAGGCCATTGCTCCAGTTCCACCACCACCTGTGCTATAATAAGTGTAGAAATCAGGTCGCGATCTAATTGCGGATACTAAAGAATTAAAATCTTGTATATCCGTATTTACAGTAGGAATCATAAGTGTCATAGGAGTCTTGATAGCTACAGCAACTACAGAAAATTCTTCTCTAGGATCAAAAGGCATATCAGGAACATAATGTCTACTTGTAGTAAATCCATTTGCTACATTGATTAATGTATGACCATCGGCTGGTTGTTCAATAACAAATCTGCCACCAACAGTAATATATCCACCAGACCTATTCTCTACATTAATTTGCCTATTTGATGTAGATGTCATACCATCTGCAAGGATTCTAACAAATACATCAGATTGACCACCAGGCGCAAAAGGCACAACAAACCTAATAGGCCTATTAGGATCTAAAGATTGGGCATTAGAAACCCCAGTAATCAAAGTTGCTGCCGTTATAACGGCAGCAAATAACAAACGAATCATAAAATCACTCCTATATTAAAATTATGGATATAGCTGCGTTCCTGCAGAATCATACACATACAATGGTGCTGCTGTTGTAGCACCATCAGGGAAACGGAATCCACCTGTTGATGATCTAATTATACCCGCAACGTCGAATGTTGTATTTGGAGTCACGGTATTTACACCAACTCGACTTGCATTTTTCTGAATGAATAGCTTGCCGCTGCTGAAGTTTAGCACTGCCGGTGTGATTGCTATTGTATTACCAGTTAAGGTTAGTGTGCTTGCGGCAGAAGAACCTAGAACTGTATTACCAGAGACCGTAAGATTTGCATTGGCCGATAAAGCACCATTGACAATTGTTCTGTCTGTTACTACAGCAGGATCACCAAATATTGAATTACCAGCAACATATAAATTAGTGCTGATTGTTTGACGACCAGTATGCGAAATCAAACCTGTGGTCGTGATTGTTTTAGCAGCAGCACCAAGTGTGGTGTTACCTGATACTGTTAGATTGGTGCTAATGGTCTGACGACCAGTATGCGAAATCAAACCTGTGGTCGTGATTGTTTTAGCAGCAGCACCAAGTGTGGTATTGCCAGATACCGTCAGATTATTATCAATAGTCTGACGACCAGTGACTGTTAGCAGACCAGTAATACCAGTGGTTTTTGCGGACGCACCAAGAGTCGTATTACCATTGACATTGATATTACCATTAGCAAATAACGTGCCATTAATTGTACTGCGTTCTGATATATTTGTTGGGTTACCAAAAACAGTATTACCAGAAACGTATAGATTCTGACTGATTGTTTGACGACCAGTGACCGTTAGCAGACCAGTAATACCAGTTGTTTTTGCGGATGCACCAAGAGTTGTGTTACCCGCAACAGTCAAATTACCGTTAGCTGTTAATGCACCATTCACTATAGTGCGATTTGTTTCTACGGTAGCATCACCAAAAACTGTGTTACCAGATACTTCAAGATTTTGGCTTATTGATTGACGTCCAGATAAAGCCAAACGCCCTGTATGAGATAACGTACCTGATGTTGTTGGACTAATTTTTGTAGCATACAAGGTAGCAGCATTAGCTACTTGTAATCTATTAGAAATTAATAGACGCAAAGCAGTATTAGTTGATGTCAGACCAGTTTTAACATTGCTAATAGCAAGATTGGTATTAGCTAAGGCCGCACGTTCTATTGCTTTTGTCTGATATGTGGCCGCAGCATTAGCTACCTGCAAGCGGTCGCTAATAAGCGTGCGAAGTGCAGTATTAGTTGATGTCAGATTATTCTTGACATTTGTGATAGCAAGATTGGTATTAGCAAGCGCGGAATTAAATGTGCTTAGTGATACACCACCTGCAGATTCATTACCCCAATATACTGAGGTGCCATTTGTTCTTAGAATCTGATTTGTGGTACCAGTTGAACCGTTAGCTATCACACCAGCAAGTTGAGTATTACCTGATACTGTAAGATTTGTGCTGATTGTTGCGCGACCAGTATGCGCTAGCAGACCTGATGTTGTCGGATTGCTTTTTGTAGCATACAAGGTTGCAGCATTAGATACTTGTAATCTATCAGCAATTAATGTACGAAGTGCAGTATTTGTTGATGTTAAATTGGTCTTGACATTGCTAATTGCAAGATTAGTATTAGCAAGCGCCGCGCGTTCAATTGCTCTTGTTTGATAGATAGCGGCCGCATTAGCTACTTGCAAACGATCATTGATAAGCGTGCGCGTAGCAGTATTCTGTGCATAACGGCTTTCAATATCAACACCACCAACTCTAACCTTTGTGGCCTTAAGCTGTGATACGTTTAGATTTGCAGTTTCAAATGATGCATGATTGACATTAATACTACCTGCGCTAGGCTCTAGAGTATAATTACCAAACACATAGAAATCTTTGGTACCAGCATCACGGAAAAAACCAATGTGATTATTGGTGACACCATCTGTTCTATAATGACCGTAGAAACCAATATCGCTGACATCAGCAGTATTATTATTTGCAAGCGCAATCAGATTATCTGAGGTATTGATAGTTGTCTGATTAACAAATGTTGTATTACCAGTAACTATCAATCTACCATTGATATTGACGTTAGCACTAAATGTTACAGCGCTTGCAACAGTTTGATTACCGCCTGCAGTCTTGCGAAGATATAGTGTAGCGGCATTTGAAACTTGCAGACGATCATTGATTAGCGTACGAAGCGCAGTATTTGTGCCAGTCAGATTTGTATTCAGACGACCAATAGCAAGATTGGTGTTAGCTAAGGCCGCACGTTCAATCGTCTTAGTTTGATAAATTATAGCAGCATTAGACACTTGCAGTCTATCGGAAATTAACGTACGAAGCGCAGTATTTGTGCCAGTCAGATTTGTATTCAGACGACCAATAGCAAGATTGGTATTAGCTAAAGCTGCACGTTCAACCGCCTTAGTCTGATAAGTGGCCACTGCATTTGATACTTGCAAGCGATCATTGATAAGTGTGCGAAGTGCAGTATTGGTTGATGTCAAGTTGGTCTTGACATTGTTAATTGATAGATTGGTATTGGCTAATTGCGATTTAATGAAAGCATTTGTATTAGCCAATTGTGATTTGATAAATGCATTTGTATTAGCTAAGGCCGCACGTTCAACAGCTTTTGTTTGATAGATAACGGCAGCATTAGCTACCTGTAATCTATCAGAAATCAATGTGCGAAGTGCAGTATTGGTTGATGTCAGACCGGTCTTGACATTGCTAATTGATAGATTTGTATTAGCTAATTGAGATTTGATGAATGCATTTGTATTAGCTAAAGCCGCACGTTCTGTAGCTTTTGTTTGATAGATTGCGGCTGCATTAGCAACTTGTAATCTATCAGAGATTAATGTGCGAAGTGCAGTATTGGTTGATGACAGATTAGACTTGACATTGGTGATGGCAAGATTAGTATTAGCCAACTGTGATTTAATAAAAGCATTGGTATTAGCTAGGGCTGCGCGTTCAATAGCTTTTGTCTGATAAGTTGTTGCGGCATTAGCAACCTGCAATCTATCTGCAATCAATATACGGAGAGCAGTATTAGTGCTAGTTAAATTACCTTTAACATTTGTGATAGCAAGATTAGTATTAGCTAAGGCCGCATTAAATGTGCTTTCAGATACACCGCCAGTACCACCTCCTGTGGATGCGATAGTGATAGTATCAGAGCCAGGATTTGCCGCAATGGTAATATTGGCACCAGCGACTAAAGTTAAAGAATCACCTTTGCTATCGGCAAATATACTATTAGCGCCTACAATAATACGTGAGAATGTATTTGTAGAATATTTTAAATCAGCATTTGCGACTTGCAACCGATCATTAATTAGCAGACGCAATGCGGTATTTGTTGATGTCAGATTAGTCTTGACATTGCTAATTGACAAATTTGTATTGGCTAACTGAGCTTTGATGAAAGCATTTGTATTGGCCAAAGCAGCACGTTCAATAGCTTTAGTCTGATAGGTTGCAGCAGCATTAGCAACCTGCAATCTATTAGAAATCAAAAGACGTAATGCGGTATTAGTGCTAGTAAGATTGGTGTTAAGATTACCAATTGCAAGATTTGTATTTGCAAGTGCAGAATTAAATGTACCTACTGATACACCACCTCCACCTGAAACTATAGATGCGATGTATGCATTTGTATTGGCAAGAATCTGCTTTACATAAGCATTTGATGCTGCATATGCTTTTGTTGCAAATTTAGCATTAGCATTAGCAATTTGTAATCTATCCGCAATCAATGTGCGAAGTGCAGTATTTGTTGATGTCAAATTTGTTTTGACATTATTGATTGATAGATTTGTATTGGCTAAAGCAGCACGCTCAATAGCTTTAGTCTGATAGGTTGCAGCAGCATTAGATACTTGCAGTCTATCTCCTATCAGACTGCGCAATGATGCATTGGAACTCAAAAGATTTGTATTTAAATTACTAATACCTCTATTGGTATTGGCTAAAGCAGAATTAAATGTTGCTGTTGTTACGCCACCCCCAGCGGGAGGTTCATCGGCCCAAAATATAGTAGATCCATTAGTTCTTAAAATTTGATTATAAGAACCTTTAGAATTGTTAGCTATAAGACCACTAAGCTGTGTATTACCAGATACTGTAAAGTTTGTGCTAACTGTAGCTCGACCAGTATGACTTAGCGTACCTGATGTTGTTGGATTACTTTTTGTGGCATACAAAGTAGCAGCATTAGCAATTTGTAATCTATCCGCAATCAATGTGCGAAGTGCAGTATTTGTAGATGTCAGATTATTTTTGACATTTGTAACAGCAAGATTTGTATTAGCCAGAGCAGCACGCTCAATGGCTTTAGTTTGAAAGGTAGAAGTTAGATACGCATTTGATACTAAATTTTCTACCTGGCCAGTTTTTGTAATAACCTTAAGCTGGCCTGTTGTGCTAGATTTTAATGTGGTATTACCTAAGAATATTGTGCTACCACTTAGATATAAATTAGCAAAACGCCGACCTGCAGTACCTAAATTATATGTATTATTAGCCGCAGGAATGATGGCTTGTGTTTGAATAGTAGTGGTGAAATTATTAGTAGAACCACCTCCAACTGTATTAGCTTGCCATTTACCTAATGTGCTATTCCATACAAGAGCTTGTCCATTTGTAGCAGAATCAACAGAATTGATGTCAACATCATCAAGACGATTTAATTTTGTCTCACCAGATCCACCATGCTTTGCTGCTAATGCAAGACGAGTTGCTTGAGAGCTAATTCTTTGTGAAAACTCATCAAATTTGTTAGTAAGTTTTTCTTCAACAGCGGACACGTCTCCTGCAGGACCCCGAGGACCAACTGGACCCACTGGACCGCGATCACCCTTTTCACCTTGTGGACCTGCAGGTCCAATGAAACCCCTTTCGCCATTTTCACCTTTAGGGCCTTGCGCTCCTACTGGACCAGGTATACCAGGAAGACCACGATCACCTTTAGGACCAGCAGGCCCACCAGATGGGCCCTGGGGACCCTCAGGACCCTGAGGTATTCTACGAATTTCATCAAGCAGCTTATTTTCAACGCGGTCAGATTCATTTCTAGCAGCTTTTAATGCTGCGGCAAGTATTTTGGCTGCTTCTATGGATAAGGTCACCGCTTTAACCCTCTTGTTCTATTATCGATAAAATCATCAATCTCTGATAAATCTATATTAGTTATATCTACCGGATGATCATTTTCTAGTGATTCCATGACAAAAGTCATGTTTCTTACTAGAGCCTGCTCTTGTTCTGTTAATGGTTTATTTACCATAGATTCATTATCATAATTTTCATTTGTTTGTGGTTTTGGTTCATCCGGCATCTGTTCAGGTTCAGTTTTCTTAGCCTGAATTGCTTGATCCATCTGATCGGCCGAAGCCTCTTCCATCTCAGATTCCATTTCTTCGATCTGTTCATCAGTAAATCGAAGAACGTTTTTCTGCACCCATTCTTTTGTATAGAATTGATTGATATAAGGTGATATTGTATTCAGCAGCTGTAGACGAGATGTCAATACCTCTTGATCTTTTAGCTCTGAAAAATAATTGTCTTTCTGGAAATCATATTTGATATATGACCGCATCTCACGCCATTCTTCGCGTGACATCACACCTTTAAGCGCAAGCTGAATTTCCATTAGATGATCAAATAGCATTGTAAAACGATGACGAAGACGACCAATGAAACGAGAGAATTTTACTTCATCTCTAGTAATTTCATTTGAGCGACCTAAACTAAATTGACCATCTGGCTCAAGACGTGAAATTGGTACTGACAGTGATTGATATAATTTCTTTCTGAAATAATCAACATCTGCCATCTCACCTAAATTTTGACCACCAGGTAATGTAGTAATTTCTGTACCACGAGCGCCTTCGCGGCGCGGCAACCAGAAATCTTCAAGCATGGTCATGAACTTGCGGTCATCACGAACTTCACCTGTTGATGCATCATATACCAGACGATTCTTATGACGAATCATCATATCGCGCAGATATTGTTCGGCTTTAGGTTTAGGTAGATTACCTACATCAATATAGAATATGCGTCGTTCTGGTGCACGGCTTAGACGATAGATCACAACCGCATCTTCTAACATGCGTGTCTGATTAAGAGGCTTAATAGCTTTATGCAGATGTGATAGTACCATGCGATTGCGATTATCAAGCATACCTGAATTTACATAGCAGATTGAATCAGGTGAAATCTTGATGCCTTGTGAATAGGCTGCACCTGCAAGGCCTGCAGGATTATACAAATAATATTCTGAATAAGCAGGGACTGTAGGATTCTTATCCTTAGTCGCATCACCATTTTCTTTTTTCTGAGGTACGCGCACCTTGCGAATGCGGCGAGGATCAACGTAACGCAGCTCTTTAATACCATCACGAGGATTAGATACATCAATCATGATATGATAATAAAGACGACCATCAATATACCAACGACGGAATATCTCATAACAAATATTTGAAAAATCTAATAGCTCAAGAATTTCATCAAATTCTTCTTCTATACGTTTCTTAATACGTGTAGGTTGTTTGAGATCATCCATAGAAAGACGAACAACAGATGCATCTTGATCTGTCACTAATGCTTCATTGACAATATCATCTACCGCAGCTTCAACTTCAGGATTCATAGACATTTCGCGATAGCGAGTAATAAGCTCAGCCTCGCTTTTAGCAGTGCCTTCTAAATCAACGAATGTTCCGTAAGCGCCGCCAGGTGCGATTTCAACCGCGCCGTCATCCTTCTGTTCCGGAACGAATGACGGAATCTGTACAGCCCTTTTGGCGTCTTCGTCAGCCTTGCCGATACGGAAGCCAAATAGCTCTATAGCCATGAGAATCCCTCAAAAAAAATAGGTCCGCTATATTTAGAGGACCTATCGGTAGTTCCGTTAGTGGTTTTAGATTAGACCGCTAGCGTGCCAGTTGTACCTGGGTTTACTAGATCCCAGTAATCATATGCAAATTCTACCGGGAATGTTTCAATCTGTTCACCTTGATCCCAAGCCAGATCAATGGCTCCGATTTCTGTCGGAAAGATATTTACAAACCGATATGTACGCAGAGCCTCACCAGTCTTAGCATATTGCGTCACAGTCGCGGTAGTGCGGTATGAAGCAGATGTTGCTAGCTGTGGTGCTCGTAGATTTGATTGATGCGAATTAATCGCATTGCTCCAAATTTCCATTGCCGAACGCACCTGAAAATCTTCATCATTCAGGATATCGACTCTCCAATTCTGGAATGTGCGAGTACCTGCAATCTTGATGCGGCGACCGTAGTAGGCTTGTTCAATCACACCAACCGTGCTTTGCGGAATTTGCGTTGCGCGGCATGTGAATGAAATTCTAGCTCCCACGTTCGGTACACCAGATGGTGTATCGACAATGACACTAAAGAGCGATGGGCGGGCACCACCAAGCGGGAGGCCTGCTGATGCAAATTCTGAGACATTAAAAGCCATGTCTTATTTCCTCCTACCGCGCCTTAAAACTGACCGACGATTTCGGTGAACTCGACGCCGGTGCGGACCGCGACGAAGTTCAGCTGAATGAAATTAATCGAGCGAGCCGGCTTCACATAGATATCACCAACAAACTCATTACGGTCAATAACCTCAGGAGTATTGTTTGATTCATCGCAGACAACACGGAAATCATAGATACCGCGACGGCCTTGCACATCACGTAAGAATGGTTCGACAAGATTACGGAACTGAGCGCGCGTAAATTCATCATTGAACTCGAA